CGCGTCGGGCTGCGGCGTCAGAGGTGGACGCCGCCGGAGTTCCGGTTCACGCCGTGCGGGTATCTGGTGCCGGCCGGAAGCCGCTAGAGAAGACAATCGTCGCCAAGGGAATGGCGGCGGCCAAGGATATGGGGTGGTTCGCGATCAAGTTGCACGGCGGCGCGTACCAGATGACCGGGCTGCCCGACGTGCTGGCGATCAAGAACGGGCGGGCGGCGTGGATGGAATTCAAGCGGCCTGGGGAGCACCCAACAAAGATTCAACAGCACCGTCTGCGTCAGTTGGCTGACGCGGGGTGCGACACCGCGGTGTGTTACTCCGCGGGGGACGTGCGAGCGTTTCTTTCACAGTGCGAGGCAAAGTGATGGAAGAAGAATTTCTGGCCGAGTTCGCGGATCGTGCGGTCGCCGGTCGCTGCCGCGTAGCAATCGACATCGGCGCGAATACCGGCGAGTGGACTCGCTGGCTGGCGACCCAGTTCGACCACGTCCTGGCGATTGAGCCTGACCCGCGGGCCTACGGCGAACTGCTGAACGGGCTGCCGAGCAACGTCCACCACATGATGGTGGCGGCCGGCGAGAAGCACGCCGTGGCCGACTTCCATCTTCGACCGGACACGCGGCAGTCCTCGCTGCTTGCCGACCACCCCATCGGGGCAGGGGGCCAGGAGGATGCTCCGGTCGCGCAGACCGTCAGCGTCACGACACTGTCGCTCGATGCCCTTCGCGGCGTGTGCAAGCAGTATTTCGGCACCGACGAGATCGACTTCGTCAAGATCGACGTGGAGGGCGCCGAGGCGACTGTCCTGGCAGGGGCCACGCCGGAGGACTTCATCGGCACGCGGTTCCTCATCGAGATTCACGACACACAGCAGGCCGTGGGAGAGCAGTTGGAGCGGCTGGGCCGGGACGGAGTGCGACTGATGAAGCACCCGCACGCCGACGCGCACCCGCAGCACTTTTGGGTGTTCGCGCCAGCCATTGATTCGCTGCCCGTCGAGGGCGAAGAATGAAGCGTCCAGAAGACCTGTGGCACGTCGAGCCGGAGTACGACGCTGAATACCGTAAGCACGCTACGGTCGGCCTCGACACAGCGAAGCGAACGAAGGCCGTGTTCCTCGCCATCGCCAGGAACGCGATGCCGCACCTGACCAACACGCTGGCGTTGGTCGAGGAGGCGGCGGCCATGTTCCGCAAAGCGGTCTTCTACGTCTTTGAGAACGATTCGACCGACGGGACAGACACGGTTCTCAAGGAGTTCGCCGCCTCGCGGCCTTGGGTGACGACCGAGCACGCCACTCTCGACCGCCCTGACGTTCGCGGGTTTGAGCCGGAGCGGACGGTGCGGCTGGCGGAATACCGGAACCGCTGCCGGGATTGGGCTTTCGGGCACCATCCCGACGCCGACTACGTCGTCGTCCTCGACCTTGACCCTCACGGCGGGTTTAGCGTCGTCGGCATATTGAACTCAATCGGGCGGCTGTGCGACCTTCGGTCGAGCGTGTTCCAGGCGGTGCCTGGAGCGATGGCGAGCGTGTCGCTTTTCATGCAGCACGCCGCCGACGAGACGCTAGGCATCGCCCAGTACGACGCCTGGGCTGCCCGCCTCAATTTTTGGGAGGATCGTCGCGACAAGCCGGGCGGAATGTTGTGGTTTCACATGCTTCTGCCGCCCGTCGCATCGCCTCCGATCCCGATGAATTCGGCGTTTGGCGGCCTGTGCGTTTACGCGGCCGATGCGTTCTACGCCCTTGGCGTCCGGTACGAGGGTAGCGATTGCGAGCACGTCTTGTTGCACAAGAACATGAGGGCGGCCGGATACCAACTCTATCTCAATCCTGGGAGCAGATACGTCGCCATCCTTCCATGACGCTCACCCCCAACCAGAAGCGGGCTATACGCCACCTATGGAAAGGGGAACTCACGATGGAGGAGATCGCGGAGGAGATGGACTTCACGCCGGCCCAGTTGGAGGCCGCCGCCGCCAGCCTGGGCCTGCCCGCCCGGCTTGAGTCAGACGTGTATCTGCCGACTCGCGACGAGATACGCCGAGAGGCCGCCAAAATCCGCGCTGAATGGACTCCGGCCGAGCGGGAAGCCCGCCTCGCTGGGGCGTGGCGTGCTAGGATAGATAAGGCTACCGAGCGCGACATGGATGCTGGCAGAAATACGACTACTGGTGGCGCCGCGGGAAGCCCGCCTCATGGTGAGGCAGGGTGACGACGTGACATCGGACGAGTTGTGGAAGTTTGACCGCGCCATGAGTCGGACGGAGGCCAAGGAGATCGTGGAGGCCGCGTTTTCCGATTGCTATGACCTCATGAATTTCGTCGTACATGGCACCGATTGACGACGACGAAATCGACCAGAGGGACTTTCCTCGACACGGGGACGACAGCCCGCCGCTGTTCTCCAGCGTCCGAGACACGCCCTACTGCCGGGGCTGTCTGACCAGCGAGGCCCGAACCGCAAGCCTGGAGTACCAGCGGTTTCTGAACCGCCACAAGGAGGATCGCGATGGACGAAAATGAAGTCTACGGGGCCGGGATGCCGCTGCTCGACAAACTGAAGATGTTCGCGGAGTGGGCGCCGATGATTGGTCGCCTCCAGGCCATCGCGGAGGCCGCCGACCCGCACTCGCGAGCCGTCGCCATCTGCGCCGCGCTCAAGTGGGCGGCAGGGAAGTCGAGCACCGAACTGGACGACGAAGCCCTCGACCACGTCGAGGCCATCTTGCAGACGCCGGAAGGCAAAGCGGCCTTCGATTGGGTCGTCGCCACGCTGGAGGGCCGCAAGTGACCATCGACTCCATCGCCATCGGCGTCCTCGGCACCGGAGCCGCCGCCCTGGTTGGGCTGTGGCCGAAGGTCGCCCCGCTCCTCAAGCGGCTGCCTGCCCCCGCCGTCCCGGCCCGCCCCGGCGTGACCTACCAAGCCGCGATGGTCGCCTTGGCGAGCGTGCGTGCCCGGCTCGTGGAGACGGGCGGCGTCAGCGACGAGGCTGGCAAGGCCATCGAAGCGATCACTCACGCCCTCGTCCAAGGGTCAGACCAGTGAAGCCCCGCTACATCGTGGCCGCCATGCTGCTGTTCTTCGCCTGGAAGGGCGCCGTGCTGGAGATGGAGTGGCCGCCCTCGCCGGCCAAGGTTCTCGCGCCCGCCCCGCCGCCGGAGTCGCTCAAGTGGGCCACAAGCCTGCGACCCATCGCGAGCAAGATGACGCCCCGCGACCGGGCCTATCTCGCTAACTTCTACGAGGCCATCGCCTTCGTGCTTTTGCGCGACGGCGACCGGCCGACTCCGATCATCACCGACACGAACAAGTTTGAAGCGTTCCACGCCGGCAGCCTCGACCTCGCCATCGACCGTAAGGACGTGGGGAAGTACGACGGCCTGGGGCCGGCGATTGACGAGGTGTTCGTGGCCGCGAACGGCGCCGACATCAAGACGCTCGACGCAGACGCTCGCGGAAAGATGGTCGCGGCCTGCGGTGTCCTCTCATGGACGTTCACGATTCATGGCGAGTGACTTTGATCCGCGTTCGGCTTACGGCGCCGGCCTCGTCGGCTGCCGAAAGAACCCTCGCTCCGACGAGATTTTTGCCGACTACATCATTCGCAGCGGCGGCAACCCCGTTGGCGAGGACGTAGCCCACGAGTGGGAATTCGCCGGGGCCGGGGCCGGGAAACTGACGCTCCTGTTCCCTGCGGTGATGAAGGTGTTCCCCGACTGCTGGCCTGGGCCAGCGCAACTAACTGGCGACTGCGTATCGAAGGCAAGCGCGAACTGCCTTCTCACGTCGCTGGGCATGGAGATCGCGAACGGCCTTCCCGACGAGGTATCGGGCCACGTCGAGGTGGCCCCCGACCTTCCGCCGGAGGGCGTCCGCAACTCCGTCATCGCCAGCGAGAGCCTGTGGGCGTGGCGAGGGTATGACGGCGACGGGTGGGTGTGCAGCGAGGCCGCCAAGGTCGCCTGCGAGAAGGGATTCCTGCTCCGCAAGCCCTACCCTGACCTTAAGATCGACCTGACCAACTACACCACCGCCACGCTGCGGCTGGGCGGCTCCCGCGCCCCCGGCGCCGAGTGGCTCGCGGAGTCGAAGCAGCACGTCGCTCGCACCGCCACGTTCCTGAAGGGCCGCGAGCAAGTCCGCGACTTCCTGGCCGCCGGCTTCGGCGTGTTCAATTGCTCCGGCCTTGGGTTCTCAAGCACCCGCAACGAGGACGGCGTGGCCGACCAGAACGCCCGTTGGGCGCACGCGGAATCCTGGCTGGGCTACGACGACCGGCCCGACACCGTGAAGAAGTACGGGCAGGCGCTAGTGCTCTGGAACAACTCGTGGAGCAAGTGGAATCGCGGCCCTCGTCGCGTCCGCGGAACGGACATCGACATTCCAGATGGTTCGTTTTGGGCGTTGGCCGACACGATTGACCGCTGCTCGTGCATCGCGCTGTCGAGCGTTGCCGGCTGGCCTCGCCGGAAGCACACCACGTTTGGCGCTACGGGGCACATCTGATGCGACTCGCAATACTCGACGCGCTGGCGTGCTGCGGCGTGCTGGCCGTCATTTCCCTACCGCTGGCCTGCTCGCCGGCGCCCACCGTCGATGACATTCAGGCGTTCGTGGCGCCGACGGGGCTGTATTCGATCATGGCCGCACCGCCGGCCCCCGCGCCGCCGGCCCCGGCTCCGAAGCCTGGGGACACATGCCCAACGTGCCGCGGCGCCGGAGTCGTTGGTGACGGAGTCGTGCGCATGACCTGTCAGGATTGCGGCGGAACGGGGAAGGTGCCCAAGAGCGTGCTCGTGACGCCAACATGCAAGGACGGCAAATGCCAGAACAAGTCAGGTACGGCTCGCTAAAGGAGTTCGTCGCGAAGCGCGGCGGCCTCCGGCTCGCGATCCACGGCGGCCTACGCGACCAACTGGTCGAGATGGCGGTCGAGGACTATCCGCTCGACGCGCCTCCTGACCGCATGGAGGAGGTGCTGGCGGCACGGCTGCGGCTGCGCTGCCGCAAGAAATACGGCACCGTTGTCGCGATGCTGCTGATCTCCATCCTCGCCAACTTGGTCGCAAGGGCTGTGTGGGAGTGGTGGAAGAACCGTCACGTTCATCGCGTCCTCATGACAGGCTGGCAATATGCCGCGAAAAATCCCGACCTTCCGCCCGAAGTGGCTGGCCCGTCCGCGTGAGGCTCGCCCGTCCTCGACGGCCCGCGGGTACGGGTCTGCCGCGTGGCAGCGCACGAGGCTCGCGGTCATTGCGCGGGACGGAGGTCAGTGCCAACTCTGCGGCATGATCGTCCGCGAGAAGGCGCAGATCGACCACATTCACGAGAAGGCTGCCGGCGGCAGCGACTCGCTGTCTAATTTGCGCCTGCTGTGCCTGCCTTGCCACTCGCGGCGGCACGCATCGTCGCCGCGGCCGCGATTCAACGAATAGCCTGGAGCAGCGTGTCGATCAGCCCGTGAATCGACCGGGCCAGCGGGCTGTCGGTGCCTAGTTCCTGGCCCAGCCGCACGAGCAGCAGGCCGCGAACGAGTTCGTTCCACGTCACTGCGGCACCGCCTTCCCGACTTGCAATTGTGCGGCCTTGCGGCTGCACTCGTCAATTTTTTGCTGTATCGTGCTCACGAATCCGCCCAGCATTGCCGCGCATGCCTGCCACCCCTCGGCCTCGCACTCGCAGACTCGCTCAAACGGATAGACAGCCCTGACTATGCCTCCGGTTTCCACGATCCGGTGCTGCGCCGAAATGACCGTTCCGCGATGGACAAACGCCTTCGCCGTGCCATCGGACTCCGCGACCGCGAAGGCCAGCCACACCTTGTCTCCATCATGCAGTTCCATTGCCCCTCCTTGTTTCTTGCTGGGTAGTTTATCGACCAGTAGCCTACTCGTCCTCGCGTTTTTTCCGCTTCTTCTTGCGAACGTACTTCTCCGCTTCGCGGCGGGCGTTCAGTTCATCGATGGCAGCCTGGGCCACGCGGTGCATGGCCGCCTGGGCGTCCCCCCTCGTGCATATCCCCTGCTCTACCAGCATGGTCAGCCAGCCTGCCTCGTAGGGCGAGAGTCGGTTCGTTCTCACGTTCGGGTGCTCCTGGGTTTGGTTTTCTTGACCGCCTTCTTCGCCGCCGCCTTGGCCTTGCCGCCACGGCTCCCCCACTCCTTCACCTTACTCTGATGGGCCTCGGAGTAGTACGGATAGTAGTGCTCCTTGAGCACTTCCAGCGCCGACTTCTTGACGAGCGTCCGGTCGAGGAACCGGATGCAGACCTTGTCCCTGCCGGCCCGGCTGATCGCCCGCCAGATTCCTCGCTGGCTGGCGCCGAGAGCCTCGCGGGCCTCGGCCACCGTCATGTAATCGCCCAGGTTGATTTTCTCCATGATCTAGTTCTCCTCGCCTTCACCGATCCAAATGTTCGCCACGTCCACGCTGATCCGCAGGGCATCCTGCGGTGAATCTTCGGGCTGGAGCGTCAGGACAATCCTCCCGACCTCCACATCGGCCTCGTAGCCGATGCCGATGGTCTTGCCGGCCCAGGCCCGCTCGACAGCATCCAGCCCCTTCGACACCCGCATGACCATCGCCTCGGAGGTCTTCCGCTTCCGGCCGTGGGTTTCCACGATCCGGGTGTGCACGCCGGCCGCCAGGAGTTCCTCCTGCCGTACCTTCGCCGCATCGTGGTCGAACCGCTCCGCGTCATCCAGGCTTTCGCTCCACATGCCGTCGGCGCACCGATAGTTCTCGCCGGCAACGTCTGACAGGACGTATTTCATCGCGTCTCTCCTCGTTCCGCCGCACGGGGTTTCTACGCTCCGGGGGCTGCGGCGGCCCGCCGGGGCGTGTGTGTCAGGAAATCGCGTTGGCGTAAAGGCTGATCGTGTTCTCGACCGGATAGCCCAGGATGAGGCCCGTCACCCAGTAGGGGCACGCATCGATATCCCAGTTGCCTCTCAGGAACGACTTGAGTTTCCGCCGCGAATAGATGTTGAACTCTTTGCACAGCCCGTCCACGTCCGCGTCACCAAAAGCGCCGCTTTCGATGTAGTCGCTCACGAGGTCGCCCAGGTCGCCAATCTCACCCACGCGAATGTCGTGGCAGGCTTCCACGAACTGCTGGCCTGACCGCCACCCTCGCAGCGTCCGCACCACGAGGCCGGCGGCCTTGAGCCGCGTCACGCACTCCTTCGCCGCGGTCGCGTCCTCGTCCCAAAACACCATGACGCCTAGCGGCTTGCGGCCCGCGATCAACTGCTTTTCGATCTGCCGGTTGATATCGTCGCCCGTGGCACCGTCCATGAACCATCCGCCGCAGAGGTTCTGGTTCGCGTCGTTGACCATCCTCGACTTGAACCGGATTCGCAGCGGCTGCCGGCGGTGCGTCACCATGCGATGCCCGCGGTTCCAGATCGTTTTCGTCCTGTGCGTCTTGCCGGCCGTGACGATCACGCCGTGCTTTTTCTTCGTCGCCGTCTTCATCGTTCTCTCCTCTGGTTTCGCCGGCCGGGGCCGGCTGGGTAATCGGTCGCTAATTGTCTCGTTGCTGCGTCATCCGTTGATGGTCGCCCACTGCTCGACTGCCTGCCAAGTCTCCTCGGGGATCGTCGGCCGCGTGCGCTCGTTTGCCATGAGTCGCACATGCTCGGCAGCCTCAAACATTGCCATCCTGACGGTCTGGTGATTGCCGATCAGTTGCCCGTCAACGCCGACCGAGATGTACCCGCTGGTCGGGATCAGTTTGAACTCGACCGTGTGATCCAGCACCGTGCATTTGCTGTATGTCATCGTTCTCTCCTCGTCTTTAGGCTCCCACGTTCCACGCCGCCGCGGTGGCGGCCCGCTCCATGCCCCCGCGCGTTTCCGCGTTCGGGGGTCAGGGGCGGGTCGTCAGTTGCCGGCAAGTTTCCTTCGGATCGCCGCCGCCATCGCCTCGTTCTGCTTGCTTCCAAGACCGATCACCACAAATTTGCCGGGCATCCCCGGCAGGACATCGGCGGCCTTGTCGGCCTTCTTCGCTACCGTTTTCTTTTTTGCTGCCTTCTTTGCCATCGTCCTCTCCTCGTGTTTAGGTTCCCCCGTTCGGGGGTCTGGTGAAATCATCCTCTAATCGCACCGCCGCGGCAACGAGCCGCGGGCGGCATCACTTCTTCCCTCGCCGCTCGAAAGCCTCGGCCGCTGCGGCCTCCTTGTGGGCGTAGTCCACGATCATCTCCTCCAGGGCGGCGTCAACGTCGTCCATAACCATCCGCGGCGACGGGAAGTGTGACACGCCGCCCTCGGCCTGCGCCTCTCCGGCGTGAACGCGGCGCTCGCACTCTAGGTACGCCAGCACGTCGGCAATCATGTCGGCCGCCGCCTCGCAGATGCCGTCATACGTCGGCATCTGCATCATGTAGTGGTCGAGGATCGACTCGCCGCGGATGCTGGCCGGGCCGATGCCTTCGCCGGTCGGGTAGTTGTTCGTCTTCTTCGCCATCGTCTCGTTCTCCGGTCGGGGTTCACACATTCGGGGCGGCCGGCACGCTGCCGGCCGCCGGTCACGCCGGGCAGTAGCCGCCGAAGCACTCCACGAAAAACGTGATCTCGTCGTTCGCCAGCCCCTCGGCCACGAGCCGCCGGGCCGACTCCATCGTGATGCAATCCTGCGTGCAGACCATGCCGTTGACGGCGGTGTAGTCATGCTCGCAGTAGCCGATCCAATCCAGTTGTCGCTCGCACTCCACGTCGTCCAAGTAGTCGAGAGTCTCGACCGTCACCGGGCAACGCCCTGCTTCCGCGCACTCTTCGTAAAATCGCTTCACGGCTCCCATGATCTCGTTTCCTCTCTCGGGGTTCTCTCGGTCATGCCCAGGCCACGCGGCCGGGGCGTGTTCACTTCTTCGCGGCCTTCGCCTTCTTCATCGCCTCGCGGCGGCAACGAGGGCACTCGTAGGTCACGCCCTGCGCCCAGTAGCGGGCGAAGAAGGCAACCATGTCGGTGGACATTGGCCGTTTGGCCCGCCCCACGCCGGTCATCATCTGCTCCGTCTTCTCGTACCCGCACGGCCAGCGGAATGTGACCATGTTGCCGTCGCGGGCAATCACGACCGCACGGCCGCCGGTCGTGCCTTGCCGGCGAATGAAAACCGGCGACCCGCACATCGTCATCCTCTTTCTGATGGCTGCCCTTGGCATCGCTCGTTTCCTCTCTCGGGGGTTTCGTTCTCTCGTTCAGTAGCCAACTTTAAGCATCGGCACGGCGAGGGTCAAGCCTTTTGTTTTTCCGCCCTGCGCCGGCCCGTTTCACCCGGTACGGACGGGCCACGAGGCCCGGCACCCGCGACCGCCGCCGGCCGGCAACGTGGAGGGCTGCGTAGCCGTCCCGCCCGTAGGCCAGGAGCGTCACGCGGCCACGCCGCTGCTCGACCGCCAGGAGCACGAACGTGCCGCGGGCTGCCATGCTCACCCTCGTGCCGTCGGCCAGCCGGTAGTACGGGCCGGCGGTCGCCTTGAACTTGTCGCCGGGCCGCAGCACGACGCGCGGGGAGATGCGGTATTCCGTTGCCACGGTCGGGGTCATCGTGCAGCCCTCCGCATGGCCGCCAGCCGCCGCGAGTCGTGCCCCTTCGGCGGCACCCAGGCTCCGCGTTTCCGCTCGCACCAGCGCAGGTAGGTTTCGATGCACCGTGATGCCAGCCGCGCCATGCCGTCCGTCCATTCGACGGCGTTGGCCTCGGCCCATCGCCATGCCTGCGCCTCCTTGTCCAGCCGCCTGCCGCGCTGCGGGCCGACAACGTGGCCGATTTCGTGGAGGGCCACAGCGTAGGTGCTGGCGCCCCTCACCCGCTCCAGCCGCACCCGTCTGCTTCGCCTCCACGACCGTGCGGCGGTGCGATCCCGCCAATCGACGACGATGCCATGCTGGGCGACGAGCGTCTCTATATGCTCCGCGTATGTCATCGTTTCCACCCTCGGGGTTCTGGTTCTCACGAGCGGGGTCACCCGCTCGCACGCCTCTATTTTCCCACACTCGTCAACATACAAAATACCGTCGGCACCGCCAGCGCCAACCCTACGGGTTGTGGTGAACGGGTGTTCTTTTCTGCTGCCGCAAAAATTCCGCGGCCGCATCAATCGCCTCGTCGCGGGCATGCGCCGCCGCCTCGTATCGGTCGTGCGGGATCATGCCCAGGCTCACGAGGTCGTTCGCCTCCATCGCGGCGGCGGCGGCGTCGGCCTCCACGATTCTGGACAGCATCACCTCGGCGGTCGTTGGCACGGTCGGGGGCACAGTCCAGCCGGCCGCCGTTGCCAGGGCGAACGCGGCGAAGGTCGGGCGGGGGTCGGTCACAAGGTTCATCGGATCGATCCTCTCGTTTCGGGGGTTCTCGTTCTCACGGTCGGGGCCACGACGGCCGCCGGCTCGACCCCGCCCGCGGGCGACGGGGCCGTGCCGGGGGCCGGCATCACTCCCAGGCCCGCACCGTGACCTTCTCGGGCACGTTGCCATGCTCTCCCCAAGCCTCTCGGGCATCGTACTCTGCCGCCTCGGGACTGTCGGCGCGGGAGTAGTAGTCAAGAACGATCTCGTCAAAGTCCCCTGCCATCGCGTTCCACTGCGCGATGGTCGCCTCGCAGTACCAGACGCGGGTCGCAGCGGGGGGCACGGCGCCGCGGGCAATCCGCAGCAGCGCGTCGGCGTAGCACGTCGAGCCGGGCATCGTGCGCCACAGCGCGCGAATGCTGGCGTCTTCCTCTCGCGTGATTCCGTCGGGGTCGATGCTGTTGGTATCGGTATCGCGGCGGCGGAACGCCATCGGCAGGCTGCCCAGGCGGCAGCGGGAGTAGACGTACTGGGCACGTTCGGGGGTCATGGTCATGCTCTCCTCGGGTTTCCACGTTCCAGGGCCGCCGGCAACGCGCCGGCGGCCCGTATCGTCATCGGTAGCCTATTCGGGCATCCGGCCCAGGCCGCAGGCCACGCGGACCGCCTCGGCCACCGCCCGCGGCGACGGCAGCGCCTCGTGCCCCATTACCTCGCGGTACACCGCGCGGTTGTTCGCGTGAATCTGCGCCACGGCCAGCCACAGGCCGCGCCGCATCCGCACGGGCAGCCGCCGCGTGCCGAACCGGCCCAGGCGGCGGCGGATGCCGCGGGCCGCCTCCAGAAGGCTTGTGGAGACGTGGATGCTGCCCAGGCGGTTGCGCAGGGCGGCGAGGTTGTCACCTACAGGCATCTCCACGAGGCGGTCGCGGTTGACGTGGCCGATCATGCGGTGGCCGGGCACGCCGACGGGCCGGATCGCCGGGCCGCCGAAGCCGCCCTCCCGCCCGGCGCGAGCGATATCGGCCCAGGTCGTGTAGGTTGGCATGGACGGGGCATGCGCGAGCGCCCGCAGGATTGCCGCGCGGGCATCCTCGCGGGCACCCTCGCCGGGCAGGCGAGCCATCCACGCGGCGGCATGATCCCGCAGCCCCTCGGCCGTCCAGGGCGGCGTGAACTCCTGCGCGGCCCGATGGTAAACCTCCAGCGCCGCCTCGGCCGCTGCCTGCTGCTGCCGGGCCGCGCGGGCCTGCTTCCGCCGGGCCTCGGCCACCGCCGTGCGACTCTCGGGCACCGCGGTGCCGGGCACGGGCCGCAGCCGGGCCGCGCCCGCGGTGATCTCCCGGCCCGTGTCACCCGTGCGGCAGACGAACACCGTCTTCGCGCGGTCGCTGCCCCAGGTGCGCTTCGTCTGCTGCCGCAGCACCGTGACGGGTGCCAGCCGGTCACCGACTCGCACGATGTAGTTGCCACCGATTTCGATTTGATCTTGTCGCATCGTCTCGTTCCTCCGTTCGGGGTTGTCGTTTCCACGCTCCAGGCCACGCGGCCAGGAGTATCTCGTTCGGGAGCCTACTTGCCAACATCGGCCCGCATGGCCGCCGCGGTGCCGCCGCCGGAGCAGAATGCGAATCCGTCGGGATCGCGAGCCTGCGCGCAGACGAGCCAAGTGTCGTGGCCGTTCTCGCGAATCAGCGCACGGGCCTCCAGAATCCACCGCGCCGCCTGCGCCCGCTGCTGGCTGTGGCGCTCGTGCGGGGTCGTGGAGAGCCAGCGCCACTCCACCATGCCGTGATGCTTCACGACGTGTCGGCGCGTTTCCTGTAACCCTTCGGCATGCGCCATGCGGCGCTCGAATTCCTGCATCACGCTATCGGGGATCGGGTTCATCGTCTCGTTTCTCCGTTCGGGGTTGTTACGGTCGGGGTTCAATCGCCACGGGTAAATCTAGGTATCGGCACAAGCGGTGTCAAGTCTACAAGGATTACGCCGGGGAATCGAGAATCTTGCGCGCGGGCGGAAAATTTTCCACGGACGGGGGCCGCTGGTTTCCACGGTCGGGGCTGTCGTTTCCACGGTCGGGGTTCCCGCGCACGGGTGCCGCCGGTTTCCACGGACGGGGCCGCTGGTTTCCACGGTCGGGGCGCCAGCCCTCGCCAGGGCGGCGCCTGCGGTCGTGCGGTCGTGCCAGCCCTCGCCAGGGCGGCGCCTGCGGTCGTGCGCTCGCCAGCCCTCGCCAGGGCGGCGCCTGCGGTCGTGCCAGCCCTCGCCAGGGCGGCGCCTGCGGTCGTGCCAGCCCTCGCCAGGGCGGCGCCTGCGGTCGTGCCAGCCCTCGCCAGGGCGGCGCCTGCGGTCGTGCGCTCGCCAGCCCTCGCCAGGGCGGCGCCTGCGGTCGTGCCAGCCCTCGCCAGGGCGGCGCCTGCGGTCGTGCGGTCGTGCCATTGTGGGGCGCCCTCAGCGCATGCGACGGCCCGCGGAAAATTCCGCGGGCCGTCGGGGGAAACTGGGGAGAAGTGGTCAGGCGAGCGCGGCCGCGAGAGTGCCGATATCGGCCGCGGTGGGGAGCACCCCGGCGATGCTCCCGGCCGCGGGCCGGTGCACCTCGACTGTGCCGCGGAAAATCATCCGGCGGCGCAGCGCGGCGCCCTCGGCGTGGTGAAGCATGAATCCCGCGGCCGTCGCATTGTCGACGCGGGCGCTCCCCGATTTTCCGTGGAGCGCGACCACAACCCCGCGGCCGTCCACGGCCGGTAGCCTGAGGTCGTGCCGATCACCGTTCACGCACCGCAGCCGGAGAGCGCGGGCCGCGCGGGCGCCGGTGATCACGAGCGCTTCGGGGAGCGCGCCGAACAACCCACGCTGCGGAATCCATGCGGAATCAAATGGCACGACCAGATTCCGCCCCGCGTCGATGATCGACGCAACGTCGTCTGCGGTCGTGGTTTCTTTCCACGAATGAGACAGCGCGTAATTGGCGGGGAGCATCGGCCGATGGCGGGGGAGCGCGGCCGTGTAATCGTAGAATTGAATGCGGGGGAATTCCGCGAACAATTCGGGCAGGATACGTTCCCAAACGATATCGGTGCTCACGTTCATGCGCACGGCGGGAGTGACCCCAGACCGCGCGCACAATTTCGCGAAGTTTGCCAATTCGCGGAAAAGTTTTTCCACAAATCCGGCGCGGTGCTCGTGGAACAGTCGCGCGCGGCCGACCAGCGCCGCGCGGGTTGTGCGCGTGACGTTCATGCCAGAGAAAAAACCATTACACGCATCGCGACATCCTTCGGTGCTCCATGTGCACAGATTCCGGCCGGAGTGACTTGCCGGAGCCATCGCCAGTCCGATGGCACGATACCGGGCCGCGGCGCCGGGGAGTTTGCGGAGTTTAGAATTCGCGGAGAGCAGCGGGCGGTCGGAATTCCACGGCCCGTAGTTCGTGTCAATTATCATGGTTTTTCCCTATTTTTCACGGTTCAAATTCGCGGCCGACAATCGGCCGCACCCAAATATTTCTAGCATCGGCACAGTGTCGCGTCAACCGCAGGAATTCCGGCCTTGAATTTTGCGCCAGCCCTCGCCAGGGCGGCGCCTGCGGCGCCTGCGGTCGTGCCAGCCCTCGCCAGGGCGGCGCCTGCGGCGCCTGCGGTCGTGCCAGCCCTCGCCAGGGCGGCGCCTGCGGCCGTGCGGTCGTGCCAGCCCTCGCCAGGGCGGCGCCTGCGCGGCCGCAGGGGGGTAGGGGGGTTCCCCAATCGGGGGGGTTCGAGGGCAGAC